CCACCTTGAAGGCAAGAAGATTATTCCTCAGAAGAAACTGGAGGAACTTGGTCTTACTCAGGAGTTCATGACTAACCTACAGAAGCACTATGATGCTAACTCTAAAGGTTCTGGCTTGCTTGGCTTTGATACAATGCCTTATGCCATGGGTGAAACTTTAGCTAATGCTATTCGTCGTAAGTCAGGTCTAATTATCCAACGTAACTTCATTGGTGATGAAGGTATCTGGATGAACAAAGCACTAGGTAAGACATTTGCACAGCTTAAGTCATTCTCTCTTGTATCTGGTGAGAAGCAATTTGGTCGAGGGATTCGCCACGATAAGATTGGTCTAGCTAAGAAGACAGCCTTTGGCTTTGCTTTGGGTTCGATGGTGTATGCAGCGAAAGCCTATGTGAACTCTATTGGACGAGAAGACCAAGATGAATATCTGGAAGAGAAGTTATCGCCTAAAGGGTTGGCCTTTGGTGCAATGGGTATGATGAGTACAACTGCTGTATTTAGTCTAGGTGGAGATTTCTTAGGTGGCCTAGGTGTTCTACCTTCTGAGTTAGTACAATCCCGTTATGAGGCTGGCTTTCAGACTAAGGGTTTGATAGACCAAATACCACTAGTAGGTGTTGGTCAAGATGCATATCGTTTAGCAGATTCTATAACTAAATACGCAGAGGGTGATACAGAAGGTGTAGATGTGGCACGTAGGGCTTTACGCTTAGTGCCTCTAGCTAATGTAATAGGAATCCAGAACGCATTGCGTTATGGCTTAGATGAACTGGAGGATTAATGAGTTATACTTTCACAGAACATATAGCCAACGGTACGCAAGTAACCTATCCCTTTAGCTTTGCTGGTAGGGATAAAGGTTATCTTCGTGCCTCAGATGTGATAGTGGAGTCTCTTCAAGGTAACACTTGGATTGAGGTTACATCTGGCTGGCAACTAACTGGCACGCACCAGATTACTTTTGATGTAGCACCAGTTGCAGGTTTGAAGTTCCGTATTCGAAGGGAAGTACAAAAGGAGTATCCATACGCTGAGTTTGACCGTGGTGTTACCTTGGATATGAAGTCTTTAAATGGTTCTTTCATTCATATACTGGAGATTACACAGGAGTTACTTGACGGGTTTTATCCAGAAGGATACTTCATTAAACAGAATGTAAGCTGGGGCGGCAATAAGATTACTGATTTGGCTGATGGCACAAATCCTGGAGATGCAGTAAATAAAGGGCAGCTTGATGCCATCGACAAGAAGCATACAGATTGGAACGCCAAACAGGACATTGAGATTGCTGGCCTTAAGGCTGGTATGACTTCTGGTATTGCGCACAGAACTGTTCCTTGGTACACGATAGCCAAAGGTGGTGAGATTTCCGTAAAACCACCTTATGAATTTCAAGATGCACTAGTTTTCCTTAATGGGGTATTGCAGCACCAAATTGTAGGCGCATACTCTATAAGCAACAACACTATCACTTTCGCAGAGCCGCTTGTGGCGGGTACAGAGGTGTATGTGCTGATTGGTAGTCGTGTGGCTACATCTGAACCTAATATTCAGTTAGAGTTGAACTTTGACTTAGTAGAAGGCCAACAAGTAGTACAGATTGGCTCTGCATTTAAGTACATTGAGGTCTACCTTGATGGATTATTACAACCTAAACTTGCTTATCAGGTAGACGGTGACATTGTTACTTTCTCAGAGGGAGTGCCAGAATGCCGGATGACTGCTAAGATTATCACAGCATAAGGAGGTAGGATGATTAACTCCGAACTGGTAGATAGTGGTGTGAAGCTTGCGCCACCTGCACTCGTATCAGGTGGGTACTTCCTCGGTATCAGTTGGGATAATTGGGTGTTAATAGCAACATTCATTTATACCGTGTTGCAAATTGGGGACTGGTTTTATAATAAGTTCAAGATTTGGAGGGAGAAGCGTGAGCGTACACAATAAACATGCAGCTACAGAGGATGAGGTTGGCATTCTGCATGGTGCTATTACCAAAATCTTCAATAAGAAAGCACAGGCAATACTGGACACTATAGAAGAAGACCCTGATGCAGCATTACATTTAGTGTCTGGTAAGGATATTGGTGCGATGTGTAAGTGGGTTCTTGATAACGGCATTACCGCCACACCTGCTGCACAGCAGGAAGAGTCCAAGTTATCTAAGCGCCTCAAGGCTATCCGAGAGGCATCCAGTGGTAAGATAATTCAATTCACTAAGGAGGATTGATGGCTAAGGCAAGAGAATCACAAGCGGAGGCTCTTGCCAGATGGGAGATGCTACAGGAGTTACAGCAGACCTTTCCTTACACAGCGGAAGGTTTGCTTCTCTTTGCAGATACAGTTATTCATAACTTAATTGCAGGCAACCCTCATCTGATTCGTATGCAGGCGGATATCTTGAAGTTCCTATTTTACGGACACAAGTACCGCCTCATCGAAGCGCCTCGTGGTATCGCTAAGACAACACTATCAGCAATCTATACGGTATTCCGTATTATTCATGAACCGCATAAGCGTATCATGGTTGTGTCCCAAAACGCCAAGCGAGCAGAGGAAATCGCAGGTTGGGTAGTTAAAATCTTCCGTGGCTTAGACTTTCTTGAGTTTATGCTGCCGGATATCTACGCTGGGGACCGTGCATCCGTTAAGGCGTTTGAGATTCATTACACCCTACGTGGTAGTGATAAGTCTCCTTCTGTATCCTGTTACTCAATCGAAGCAGGTATGCAGGGTGCTCGTGCTGATATTATTCTAGCGGATGACGTAGAGTCGATGCAGAATGCTCGTACGGCAGCGGGCCGTGCCTTGCTTGAGGAACTGACTAAGGAGTTTGAATCTATCAACCAGTTTGGGGATATCATTTACCTTGGTACACCTCAGAACGTAAACTCTATCTACAACAACCTACCTGCTCGTGGTTACTCTGTTCGTATCTGGACTGCGCGTTACCCTTCAGTAGAGCAAGAGCAATGTTATGGCGACTTCCTTGCACCTATGATTGTTCAAGATATGAAGGACAACCCAGCACTTCGCTCAGGGTACGGGTTGGATGGTAATAGTGGTGCACCTTGTGCCCCTGAAATGTATGATGATGAAGTCCTGATTGAGAAGGAAATCTCTCAGGGTGCTGCTAAGTTCCAGCTTCAGTTCATGCTTAACACTCGCATGATGGATGCTGACAGATACCCATTACGCCTGAACAATCTAATCTTCACCTCGTTTGGTACAGAGGAAGTCCCTGTGATGCCTACGTGGAGTAATGATTCCATAAACATCATTGGTGATGCACCTAAGTATGGTAACAAGCCTACGGATTTCATGTACAGACCTGTAGCTCGCCCATACGAATGGGGTGCTGTCTCCCGCAAGATTATGTATATTGACCCTGCTGGTAAACACCTCTGCCAGCGTAAAACCCTCTTAATTCGGTGGAACTCTCATTGAGACAATACCGAGCGAAGCCTGTTGCAATAATAGGAACGTGTAGAGACTAACTGTAAGGCCAAGCGGTCTGAAACAGAGGGAGGCGCAAGCCTAAGATATAGTCCGACCTACTAGGTGACTAGTAGAAGTTAAAGTAGCGAATTAACGTAACAATTGAAAGGAGTTAAATATGACAGAGCATAAAGTTTATCATATTCGTGTTGTTGGTGAAACTGATGTAATGCAAGGTTATATTGGTGTAACCTCCGATATTAAGAAGCGTATGAGGGAACACAAGTGTGCAGGTCGTCTTTGTGATGGCCGCGAGTACGTTATCTTATTCACTGGTAGCAAAGAAGAGTGTTATGCACTAGAAGAAAAGCTACGCCCACATGACAACATTGGTTGGAATAAAGGTAAAGGTGGTTATCGCAAAGCAGGTAACATCGAGAAAGGTGAACGCATAAGTATTGCCACTGAAATCAAGAAAGGACAGCACTTGTCTGTTGCTACTGAGTTCAAGAAAGGCATGACACCTTACAACAAAGGTACTGGCAAAGATTACATATTCACTTCTCCAGATGGTGAAGAGTTTCTTGTAACTTGCATTACTGACTTCTGTAAAGAGCACAACCTAACACCTCAGAATATGCGTAAGGTGGCACGTGGTTTACGTAAACACCACAAAGGTTGGCTCGCACGTCACGTTCAAACCGGGAGGTAAGAACGGTGACGAAACGGGTGTGGCTATCGTCTTCCTGCACGGCACATTCATTTACGTGTATCAGTGCTTCGGCGTGCCGGGAGGATACCGCGAATCCTCACTGAATCGCATTGTGCAGGCCGCAAAGCAGGCGGGTGTTAAAGAGGTATTCATTGAGAAGAACTTTGGTCATGGCGCGTTTGAGGCGGTAATTAAGCCGTACTTTGAACGAGAGTGGCCTGTAACTCTGAAAGAGGATTACGCCACCGGACAGAAAGAGTTGCGTATCATTGAGACGCTGGAGCCGCTCATGGCAGCCCATAGGCTTATCTTCAATGCAGAGATGGTGAAGTCAGACTTTGAGTCGGTACAGCACTATCCGCTTGAACTACGCATGTCCTACAGTCTTTTCAATCAAATGTCGAACATAACGATTGAGAAGAACAGCCTCCGGCACGATGACCGCCTAGACGCCCTGTATGGCGCTATACGGCAATTAACTTCTCAGATAGACTATGACGAGGTTACACGGATTAATCACCTCAGAGCGCAGGAGATGCGCGATTACATCCATGCTATGAACACACCTCATCTACGCAGGGCAATGCTATATGGAGATTACGGTACTGAGCGAAGAGTGACCAACACTTCCGTAGCGATGCAGCAGCGAGTTTACGGGCAGAACTACCGAAATAAATCGGCAAGCAGAAATACACTTTCTGCAAGGATTTCAAGGACTTATTAATTACTGGACACTATAGAAGGAAGGCCCAGATAATAAGAGAAAATAATAGGTAATATATAGGTTAACCTAGGTTATATAGGTATGCCTTAGTATGGGTGTACTCCTGTACACCCTATTCCTTACTACCTTACTATATTTACATAATAGGAGAGAGACAATGGCTAATGATTATAGTAGTCAACCATTAACAGGTAAGTCTAAGAGAAAGCAGGTACAACCTGTAAGTGAAGAACTAATGCTTCCGGTAATCCCAAAAGAGGAAGCTAGTAAGAAAAGCAATGTTATTAATGATGCCACCAAATCAGGTAAACAGAAAGGGGCCATGGTGTGCCTTGAACAGCTAGATGGTGCATTGAAGATTGCTATCGCGGTTGATGGCAAGGAAGATTCAAAGTGGGAGTTAGTTACAACTGAGCCCATTATCACCCCAGTTTAAGAAGAAGAGGAGGATTACATGGCTAAATATGGTTCTACAGGTTCTGTTACGGGTCAGGCTTTTCGAGTAAAAGCAGTACAAACTGTTGCAACGGCAATCCCTATGCCTGTTGTTGCTGAAGAAGACCTTAAGAAGAAAGATCATCCTATCAACATCAAATATTTATCAGGTAAACAGAAAGGTGCAATGGTTGCTATTGCGAGAGAGGACACAACCCTGCATATTGCTGTTGCACGTGGTAGTGAACCCACAGACGCTTGGGATGTAACTGCTATGGAAGAAACTGCTGTTACACCAGGGGAGTAATATTATCGTGTTAGGTATTACAGGACAACGAAGTGTAAGTCATCAAGCTAAGGTTGCCACGGAAGTGGCTCCTATCGTTGATATCTCAGCTGTGTCTGACGTTAACTCTTATCTAAACCAAAAGTACCTATCAGGTAAACAGGAAGGCTATATTGTTCTGGTTAAGAAAGGTCCACGTCATTCATTGTATTCTGCAACCGGTTCTAAGCCAGAGGATAAGTGGTTGCCTTTAGAGCAAGCAATCCTGCCTGATTCAAGTGCGTTAGAGCTAATTGACACTATCAATACCGAAGTTGCAAGTGCAAGCGATACAGTCGAGGTTAATGTAACCAAAGAGAGAACTGTGTGCATCCAGACGCCTATGAAGGATTTAGCAGGTGATACAGTTTACCGGCAAGAATTGACTGCCAACATTAACCTCACCCTTAATGAAAACGGAAGCCCAAGCGATACAGTTATATTAAACATATCAATTCCTAATTTACCAGGAACATCTAGTGGATCTTACTACACAGTTGACAATGTGCTGTGTACCTCTTTTGGAGATGACAGCCCTGTTATTGCCAATATCGATGTCGATAAGGCTACCACTAACTTGATTGCTGTTACACTCCGTAAAGAGACGGCAACAGACATTAAGCTGTCTCTGGTAATTAAGTGGTCAATGCCAGTGGAGGTAGTATAATGCTTAACAAGTACTTTAAGCGTAAAGAGTTTGCTTGCCGTTGTGGATGCGGTACATCCACTGTTGATGCTGAGTTACTACAGGTAGTTACAGATGTGCGAGAGCATTTTGGTGTCCCTGTGGTTATCACTTCAGGGCATCGCTGTGCTAAGCATAATGCCAACGTAGGTGGAGCTAAGAACTCCATGCATCTTACTGGTAAGGCTGCTGACATTAAAGTTACTGGTATTGGGCCAATGGAGGTTCGTGCATACCTGTGCAATAAATACCCCGATAAATATGGTATTGGTGCTTATCCTACTTTCACTCATATTGATGTGAGGGGTAATAAAGCACGATGGTAGGTTGTGTTGCATGGTGTGAACGCATGGTTGCTAAGGCTTCAGAGGAAGGCAACTATGAAGATTGGCAGAACTACTCAACTTTATTAGCTCAATGGAAAAGGAGATGCAATGAAAAAGCTGTTCAAATCTAAGAAGGTTGTAGGTGCACTAGTTGCATTGGCAATTGCTCTTGTTTCTGTAGGTCTTGGTGTAGACCTTGGTGAAGGTACGGAAGGTTCCGTCACTGACGTGGTATGCCAAGTAATCACTTGTGAATAAGGTGCTTGAGGTGGTGGCAGGTCTTATCGGCCTGCTACTTGCCGCTAAGAAGAAGAAGGAAGACAAGGAGGCACAAAGTGAAGCGAATCATGTTAGTGACAACCCTGCTGATTGGTTCGCTGACCATTTCCGGGTGTCAGACGGCGTTACCAGAGAATCCAAAGGTAAAGCCACTGAAGCCTACGCTGACGGCAGTTTACGAGGTGGACGATAAGGTCTGCTTCAGTAAGCCGGACGCTACACAATTAGGTTTGTACATTCTTTCGCTAGAACGCGGATATAATTAATACATAGCTTTATGTATCAGTGTCTTACGATTTACTGGACACTATAGAAGAGATAAGATAGTGCCGTTCTTTTGAGCGGCCTATTATTAGCCAATCTTCATAGGGAGGGTTGGGAAGTAATAGGAGAGTATATGGCGAAGTTAACTAAACCCAAGACAACGGGCTTACTACATGGAGACACTGTACTAGCTACATTGTTAGATAATTTACTATCTAAAAGGCGTGTTACATTTGAAGGTGTAGTTCCAAGTGAAGATACTAAAATTGAGATAGAAGTACCTGCAGCATGGGATTTAGATTCTTCGTGGGCATCACTTGCATCATTAAGTACACCTGCACTTTGTACAGCTTGGATCACTAAAGTGTCAGATACTAGATTAGAAGTACATGTGTTCCATACAGCACAAGTTGAAATAGACATAGATGTAGATGCTTACGTTCTAGGTAAACACATTGTCAGTGCGTAAGCACTGCTTTTCACGCAACTTTTCTTAAAGGTTATCATGGTGGTAGCCTTTCAGAAAAGGAGGTTACATGCTTCAAAGATTAGGGGCAATGCTTGTTCGGTACAAAAATAAAGTAGGTAATGCTATCGAGCGTACACTACAAAGTAAATTACAGGATGTAGTAAGTGTAAAGGATTATGGCGCTATTGGTGATGGAGTATATCGTTCACTTGGTGCTAAATTTACCACGTTAAGTATGGCACAAGTAGTATACCCGCATGCGGAAAGTTTAACTCAATCGCAAGATTGGGCGGCTATTCAGGCTGCACTTAATTCTCACTCAAAAGTGTACATTCCAGCAGGTAAGTACATGCTATCTGATACCATTGAGATGCGCGGCGGTCAAACTCTGCAAGGTGACGGTATTGATTCTTGGGTTGCAGGTTATGCTGGGTTTGTAAAAGATAGGCAAGGTACTCACCTTATAATGGTGGGAGATGGCAATAAGAAGTATACATTAGATCATGTATCTAACTTCGATGTAGAAGGTGGTATCATAGACAACCCAGCTAAGAGTGATGCTTATACTGCCACTGCACCTTCCCCTAATTACTCATTTACTAACTTCACTAATGCTAACGCCTCTGGTGCACAACGTGCTACATTGAAACCTTTCAGTGTAGCATTACGTTGCACAGGTCACGGTGGTGTTTATCTTCGTGACTTCCGTATTGTACCTAATCACAGAGGGCAAGAAGGTTATAAGGATGAGTTGTCAACTGCATTAGGGGACGCATGGGATGTAGGCATTTGGCTGGAGAATACATCTGACTCAGTGTTATCTTCTGTGCAAGCAGTAGGTTACTGGCGTATTGCAGGTGTTATGAAGACTTGTATTCCACAAGAGGGTTCCTTTGTTGGTGGAGAGCGTGATAGGATATACAATTGCACATTACAAGGTTATCGTGGTTTCTTAGCACGTTCGCATGATACTTACCAAGTAGAAGAAGTATCAGGTAACACTGTATCGATTAAGTGGTCTACATCTCACACTTTCGAACCTTCTGGTAAAGTTCGTATCCAAGGGAAAGACCGTAGTTATACTAGCCTGTCTGTATCTGGTGACAAATTAGTTTTCAATGGTATTGACGATGTATCAGGTATTAATACCAAGAGCTATGTGAGAGTTTCAGGATCTTCATTCGGAATGTCTGCTACTCAACTAAATAACACATACATCGCTGCATTAAACCATCATGCTCGCTTGCCAGCAACCTCTAATCTTTTAGATAAAAGGTTTTCTACTTCGGCAGCTTGCTATGAAGTTGCAGGAGAACCAATTCGTGCTATAAAATTATCTAACTGTACTGTCATAACTTGGGATGACATCTTAGGTATGACTGGTGGTATTCGGGATTTCCAGACGACAGATACTTACTTCGAGTCTCAGCCTTTCCGTACTTCTGTGCAAGGCTTGGCAAGCACCACACAACCTGCTGGTTCTCGCATGATTGCACTTCGTGGACGTCAAGGTTCTAAAACTACAGGCTATCAAGCTATCGGTTGTACTTATGGACCAGGTGTAGACCTAAGCCCTCGTTATGAAAGCGATGTATCTCGTTACACAACTTCCGGTGGTATGTTCAATCCAAGAGAAGATTTGAACACAACTAAGCAGTTACCAATGAGGCAAGACGCTACTGAGCTATCTTCTACTTCTGACTTATTCCTTACACATGCTGTAGGGCGGAAGGCCTATGTTGGCGCTACCTCTGGTGATGCAACGCTTCAATCTAGAACTGGATCATTGAATATCCAATCAGGACTTCGTGTACGCATTGGTGGCACTGAGGGTAGTGGTTGGTATATTGCTGACAGCGTTAAGTTGACACCTACTGCTGACAATGCAAGGGCTTGTGGACAGCCTAATGGACGATGGACTGTTGTCTATGCTGTTAATGGTACAATCCAGACTTCTGATGGTAGACTCAAGGAAATCCTTGAGATTGAACAGGCAGAACTTGATGCTGGCCTTGAATTATCAGCAAGCCTAATTAAATATCGGTGGAATGGGGAAGATAAAATTCACTTTGGTTGCATAGCACAAGAAGTGATGTTAATACTAGAGAAACATGGCCTAGACCCATTACAATATGATATGGTTCAGTATGATGAGGAGGCAGACATCTTTGGGGTAAACTATGCTGAACTCAACAGCTTCTGTATTGCAGCATTATCGAGGAAGTTAAATGCCATTAATCAGATCAGTTAAGCAAAGTGCTGTACGCCAGAACACAGAAGAGCTTATTCAATCAGGACGTGACCCTAAGCAGGCTTATGCCATTGCCAAGGGTGTACAACGTCGTGCCTTGAAGAAACCTTCTGCATCTTCTGCGTAAGCAGGTTAATATCTTAGTGTACACAAGGGCAGACCTATGATAGCTCACAGCACACCTATGAGTGCCACTCTGGAGTCTATGACTTGTTCCCTGACTATCTAGGTTTGCTCTTAGTGTAAACTAAAGGAGGTAACATGCAAGAGGAGAATTGGGATGTGTAATGTTGGATATGGAGAAGGTTGAACCTTAGTGTTGTACAAGGATTAACCAAAGTCAAAATTTTGATATAGGCGTGTGTGGGGTGTCTCGCCCTCGCCCTCGCCGGGTTGTCCCCATATGGGGTCGGTCGGCGGTTGACCTAGGAATTGGGCTGGGCGTGTCCGTCTTCAACCTGCTGCCGCAGGAAGCTCGACGGGTGGGCGAGGGCTTGCCGAGGTCTGCTCTTAGTGGCTGCACAAGGAGAACGCCTAGGAAGCGCTAGGGCACGCCTTAGTGTTGGACAAGGTGATTGCCTTAGTGAAGCCTCTTAGTACATTCCTAAGGCCATTCAGGGCGTTTATGAGGGATTGACAGGGTGTGAGGGCGTGGGTGGGCTATCTGTTCGTTTCGCTACGCTCCACTCACTGGCTAGCTTGCGCTACGTTCACTCGCTCACGTGTACCTTAGGCTGTTCCTTGATGGATAGCTTAGGTTAGCCTTAGTGGACTACCTTAGTTATAACCTTAGTGCTTATCTTAGTATCAGCTTAGTAGTGTACCTTAGTAAGTCTTAGTGTCTTCTCTTAGTGATTGCACATGCAAGCATGTAAGATGCCATTAGGTCGCGGTCGGTAGACCGCTAAAGAAGAAGTATAGTAATAAGATGCAGTAGGAGGAACACCAGAAACCTAGCCAACCTAGCCTATCCTAGCTCTGCATCTATTGCTTTTCCTTAGTCTAACATGTGAGACAACCTAGATTTATCTTAGTGATGATAGCTTAGTGTTGACATAGTGTTGACAAGGCCGTCTCAATGTAATACTATTCATCGCGTAGGCAGCACTGAGGTGCTTAGTAGCCAGCTAGTAAGGCATACGAAGGGACTAGCGCTTACATTGCTCTTTAACAATTTGCTTAGTGTAACCTATGTATGCCGTGGTTAATTACTTATTGAATGAGGGATTAACTATGACATTAAACAACCGTGAACTATCCGTTCTCTTCACTCTGTTGTGCTACATGATTCGTAACAACGAATTGCTTACAGATGACGAGTTGGCACTGTATCACCGCTTTCTTAACGAAGGTTGGACCGATACAGTTAATCAATACCGTAACATGATAGATGAGTTGAGGGAGGGTAAATAATGTATCAACATGAGGTATTCTTTGAATCAGCTAGCGAAGCTATTCGCTTCCGTGATGATATGATGCAAGCTGGTGTAGGCGTTGATGTGTATCACTATTTGATAGATTACGACACTGAATATCACCGAGTTACCTTAGTATCTGAGTATGACAACCAAGTCATTACTGAGTATCTAGGCAGTGAAGATTACGATTACGATGAAGTAATCACGACAAATCTCTAAATTAACTGTTGACAGCCACGGCATACAAGGTTACATTAAGCATCAAGACGGCGACGTCTTTAAACATCCCGCTCTTTAACAATACGGTTTGTGTCTTGATAGGCTAACTAACTAACTAAGGTAATTATCATGAAAGGTTTAATTTGTGTAGAACGTATGGTCAATGGTAAACTTGAAATATTACCACTGGAAAACCAATCTAGCTTCAAAGAGTGGTATGGCTGTTTCTCACTGATTTAAGGTAAAGGCTGGCACTAGTCAGCCTATCAAGGCGCAAACCAAGCTCTTTAACAATTTGGATGGTAGCTTCTTAGTCTGGATAGGTTAAACCTAGGAGATTCTCTTGAGTCTCCTATAATGTAACCTAACTAACTAAATGAGGATTAATAACATGGCTATGTCTAATATGACTTACTCTCAGGTTTACAACACCGCTCATGCTGCATTAGTTGAACGTATCTGGAATGATGCTATTGATTGTATCGATAACGCACATGATGCAATCCATGAGGTAGCGGACAGTGCTGTACCAATCTATTATGCTGACATCTTCTCAGTGATGGCGAGTGAAGGCATCGACCATTTCTTCGAGGATTCTGGCTTAATGCCAGACACTAAGGATGTGACGGTCGTACTACAAGCCCGTATTTATGAACAACTCACCATTGATTTATGGGAACGTGTTCAAGATATGATTGATGCGTACATCGATTCCGCTGAGGATTCAGAAGAAGAAGAGGAAGAATAAGATGGAAAAGCTATACAACTTCATCTTTTCAGACGGTGTAACCCTGAAGTGTTCCCTGCGTTTCGCACAAATTCGTGAGGAAGTACTAGGTACTACATACAAACTATTTAGCTGACACTATAAGAGAAGGCTTAACAAGGCGTTGCTACGGTAGCGCCTGATTAAACTTTCACTTACTAGAGGTTAAGATTATGAAACTATCGCCATCCGCTAAAGGTCTTATTGCAGAACTTAAAGACTCTTTGAGGAATCCAATCATTTGGGCACTTATCTACATACCTTATGGTATCTACCTATTTCACCTCATCACTGAGTAAATAGCCTATAGCCTGCCTACGTGGGCTATGTGATATTTACTTATCATTATATAAGGTGACTATTATGACTACTGAAAACATCCTCCTGTCTGTCCGTGAAGCTGCAACTGCTGAGATTAAGCAGCATTTGGATAATATCGGCACTTCTTACATCAAAGTTGGCGCTTGTCTGAATGAATTGCGCGGTGATTTCGAAGGTCAAAAAGACTTTTTAGCTTATGTAGAATCAGAGTTCGGCATCAAGAAAGCACAATGCTATAAGCTGATGAGTGTAGCCCGTGTCTTTGAAGGAGACGAACGCTTTAAAGGTGTGGCTATGCGTGTAATGCTGGCGCTTGTTCCTTTCGCTGATGAAAATATAATCATGGAGAAGGCAGCAGAACTCGCCGCAGATGGCAAGCTGGACACTAACGCCGTAAACGCCCTGATTGATCCTAAGAAAGAGACAAAGGCCGAGACGGTACAATCTAAGGCTGAGGCGGTAAAACCGCAGGAGAATGCGACTGAGGCCGCAGAAACTATGCAAGGACATGCGACCTTTGAGGATTTCATCTTAGAGAAGGCGAAAGAGGAGTTACAAAGTGTGCCGCCAGTAAGTGAGTCGGGTAACGACGAATCCGCACCGTGGGAAGATGAAAGCAAGCCGGAAGCGCCTAAGGCCGCGCCACTGGATAACGCGGCTAACACCGAGAATGCCACTATTGCTGGTCTGCTGGCACAAATTAAAGCACTGACCGAGCAATTACAGGCAGCTAATGACCGCATTGCCTCCTTAAGCAGCGCACGCGAAAGCAAGAAAGCAGCCGCGCCTATGCTGCCGCAATTCAAATCTTCCTGCTTCTATGCTCGCTTAGGTTTAAGCGCTGAGGAGGCAACGAAGAAAACAGCAGTTAACAAGGCACGCCGCGAACTGGTTAAGCTGGGATACGGTGAAGGCCATGAGGCATGGCCCTTAATCTCTGAGGCAGTAGAAGAGTTGACTAAGTAACCTTATCGGTGGCATCTTCTTAGGTGTCACCTATTAAGGTTTCTTTCACTGGAGTGAGGTTTATGTGTGGTAAACGTGGTAGACCTGTTAATCAGGAGAATGAGAAGCTGAGACAAGCCGCCAAAAAGCGAGGTGATAAGGTATACGATTCAATCCAACCATGTAAACATGGTCATCTCGCTAGGTTAGTGTCAGACAACAGGTGTCATGCCTGTAAGCTTCAAAGGCTAAAAGATACAGGGATGGCATGAATTTGGAACAAAAGGAAAAGCAAATGGCACATGTAAGAGCCTACATGAAGAAAAGGTATGATAGTGACCCAGCTTTTCGTAAGTATCAAATTGTAAACAGCGAAATTAACCGCCACTTACGCGCACTGAATAAACTACTAGATATGGAGTAAACAAGATGCAAGACTTACACGCTATTCAGCTTCAACTGGAAGAAGAAATGTTTAACGGCGGTATCCGTCGCTTTGAAGCGGACCAACAACGCCAGATTGCATCCGGTAATGAATCAGACACGGCATGGAATCGCCGCTTATTGTCTGAGTTAATCGCGCCAATGGCTGAAGGCATTCAGGCATACAAGGAAGAGTATGAAGGTAAAAGAGGCCGTGCACCGCGTGCATTAGCTTTCATTAACTGCGTAGAAAATGAAGTGGCAGCATATATAACGATGAAAATCGTCATGGATATGTTGAACACGGATGTAACCTTGCAAGCCATAGCTATGAATGTAGCTGACCGCATCGAAGACCAAGTGCGCTTCAGTAAACTAGAAGGCCATGCAGCTAAATATTTTGAGAAGGTCAAGAAGTCACTCAAGGCAAGCAAGACTAAATCCTATCGCCATGCGCACAATGTAGCGGTAGTGGCTGAAAAGTCTGTCGCTGACCGTGATGCGGATTTCTCCCGCTGGGAGGCGTGGCCTAAAGATGCCTTGCTGCAAATTGGCATGACCTTGCTCGAAATCTTGGAGAATAGTGTATTCTTCAACGGGCAGCCTGTTTTCCTCCGCACTTTGCGCACTAACGGCGGCAAACACGGCGTTTACTACTTACAAACTAGTGAACACGTGGGCGAGTGGATAACTGCATTTAAAGAGCATGTAGCGCAGCTCAGTCCTGCCTATGCACCTTGCGTTATTCCTCCGCGTCCGTGGGTTTCTCCGTTTAATGGTGGCTTCCATACTGAGAAAGTAGCAAGCCGTATTCGTCTGGTAAAAGGCAACCGCGAGCACGTCCGTAAGCTGACCAAAAAGCAAATGCCAGCGGTTTACAAGGCTGTTAACGCCTTACAAGCTACTAAGTGGCAGGTTAACAAGGAAGTATTGCAGGTAGTAGAAGATGTTATTCGTCTAGACCTCGGTTATGGTGTACCTTCCTTTAAGCCGCTCATTGACCGCGAGAACAAACCAGCTAACCCTGTTCCTCTTGAGTTCCAACACCTGCGAGGCCGTGAACTGAAAGAGATGCTTACGCCAGAACAGTGGCAAGCCTTCATCAACTGGAAAGGTGAATGTACCAAGCTGTATACCGCTGAAACTAAGCGCGGCAGCAAGTCGGCGGCAACCGTTCGCATGGTCGGGCAGGCCCGTAAATACAGCCAGTTTGACGCAATATACTTCGTGTATGCACTGGACAGCCGCTCACGCGTTTATGCGCAATCTAGCACACTCTCACCGCAATCAAATGACTTAGGCAAGGCGTTACTACGCTTTACCGAAGGGCAGACCATAAACAGCACTGAGGCGCTTAAGTGGTTTTTGGTGAACGGGGCAAATAACTGGGGCTGGGATAAGAAAACTTTTGACGTGCGTACCGCTAACGTGCTGGATGGCGAATTTCAAGACATGTGCCGCGACATTGCAGCCGACCCGCTGACCTTCACTCAATGGGTAAATGCCGACTCCCCTTATGGCTTCCTTGCATGGTGCTTTGAATATGCGCGTTATCTGGATGCACTGGACGAAGGAACGCAAGACCAATTCATGACGCACCTA